AACTGCATCAGTGACAGCTTCAGCGGTTTCAGTATCGATGGCGTGGCGGATTTTGTGCAGAACGACGTCGTTGGTAATGTCAGCACAATGCTTGGGTATGTTTCTGATGCGATGAAAGTGGTGGATTCTGCCGTATCGGATGCTGCCAGGCTGTTGCAGGGGGATATCTCGGTACTTCTGCCGCCACCATCGTCAGGCAAAAATTTCGTTGAGCAGGTGCAGAAAATGTGGCGTACCGGGAAACGCCTTTATAGTAACGCCAGCGACCTGGTCACCATGATCAAAACGCTTTCTGGTGTCAGCCTCGGCAGCGATTTGCAACCGCGCGGCGTCTGGAAAACGGACAGTAAAACCACCGCCACAGCGACGCAGCAGCGTAACATGGTTGCCAGCACCCTTCGTACGACTGCAATCAGCGAAGCGGCGTATGCCGTTACCCGTGGTAACCCCCAGACCGGCACGCCTGCTACCGATCTGGATGATGACTACTTTGACATGTTGCAGGAGGAACTTTGCAGCGTGGTGGAGGCATCCGGTGCCAGCCTGGAGAAGGGGCGGCACGACCAGCTGCTTACCGCGCTTCGTGCGCTGCTGTTAAGCCGCAAGAATCCGTTTGGCGATATCAAATCGGATGGCACAGTACCAACGGCTCTCGAAAACCTTGGTTTGGGAGAAGGTTCGGCATTACCCGTTGGTGTGCCTGTTCCGTGGCCTTCAGCCACTCCGCCAACAGGATGGCTGAAATGCAATGGTGCGGCTTTTTCTGCTGAAGAATACCCGGAACTGGCAAAGGCTTACCCGACAAATAAATTGCCTGATTTACGCGGTGAGTTTATTCGTGGCTGGGATGATGGAAGAGGAATTGATAGTGGAAGGGGGATTCTCACTGCGCAATCTCATGGTATGCCGTCTATTTCAGGAACGTTTAATGGTCTTTTTGCTGTTAAACAAACAAATGGTTTAGGTGGTGTTTCTGTAGCAAAAAGTACAAATGCTGAAACTTTATCTACTTCATCTGGATCAGGTTCCGTGTTTGATTACACGTTTAATGTCAGCGGTTCGACTCCGGTATCACCAGAACTTCGTCCGCGTAATATTGCATTTAACTATATCGTGAGGGCAGCCTGATGAATAAAGCCGTATTAAATATCGAGCTTATTGCCACGAAGGCGGGGAATATTACCGTCTATAACTATGACGGCGAAACACGGGAATATATTTCCACATCAAATGAATATATCGCTGTCGGCGTCGGTATCCCGGCAAGTTCCTGTTTAGATGCTCCTGGCTCATATAAAGCTGGTTATGCAATTTGCCGTTCTGCAGATTTTAACTCATGGGAATATGTGCCAGACCATCGCGGTGAAATCGTCTATAGCACCGAAACAGGAGAATCAAAAGAAATCACAGCTCCGGGTGATTACTCTGAGAATACAACCACTATCGCCCCGTTAACGCCGTACGATAAATGGGATGGTGAGAAATGGGTGACCGATACTGAGGCACAGCATAACGCCGCAGTAGACGCGGCAGAAGTACGGCGCCAGTCACTGATTGATGCTGCTATGGCTTCCATTAGTCTGATTCAGCTGAAATTGCAGGCCGGACGGAAGCTGACGCAGGCAGAAACAACCCGGCTGAACGCGGTGCTGGATTACATTGACGCGGTGACAGCAACAGATACCAGCACCGCGCCAGATGTCATCTGGCCTGAACTGCCGGAGGCGTAGGCCATTCAATATCTGGCGCACCGGAAGTATCAACCAGCTCCAGTGCGTCCAGATAATCCAGCCACAAATTATATTGCGCCAGTTTCTCGCCTTTCAGACGACCAATAGCAGATTTGCCAGGCCATTGCTTACCGTTCATGTAATCGTTGGCATGGTTAATCAATAATTGCCTTTCTGATTCGGTCTGTTCAATAAGTACCTCATGTGATGGTGGAGGTATTTCAGCACATGTGGGCAAACCATTTTCTTCTGCAACGCGGATTTTCCCTTGTGGCGGTTCCGCCATATATGCTACAGAAATGTCATCAGGGATATCTAATGCATCAGCGGGCCATGTTCCATTTACTTCATAAGTATTTTTTAGATTAACAGCATAAGGATCATTTACCGTTGTTGGAAGACCAAAACCCGGTACGACGAAGCGAAATACTTGCTGGAACTGGAAGCGCGAAAGTCGCCCTTACTGAAGCCATAAAAAGCTTGTCGAATGTCTCAGGGCGTGAAGCGGACTATGATTATAACATAGTCCGCTTTAAATATGCTACTTAAGTTCTGAACTCTTATTAGTGTGTTTTTCCTTTTTTGAAACGATGCCTGAATAAATCTACTGGCCTTTCAACTGTGTAATATAAAAAAAATGAAAATACAATAGTGAAAAAGTATGTAATTGCTGTAGTCATTATTGAGCCATTGGGCACTGGTATACCTAATTTGGGGATGAAATACTGAATTGTAAGTAGGTGCGATACATAAACAGGATATGACAACATACCAATAAAATTATCGATGCTTGAGTTTTTTGTAAGGTGAAAGATTTTCCCAATTAAAAGGGCGAAAGAAATTATTAAGATTATCTTTTTGACTTGATAGTGAAGAGGTATGAACGGGAAGGAAATAATAAATAATAGTATGAAAGCAATTCCAACTTCAGATACAAATTCATTGTTTCCTGATTCCTGATATGAATTATAATATTTATATGCCAGACTACCTATAAGAAAGATAGATAATTCGCTTGGGAAAAAACGATAAGTCCAAGGGTCAAATGAGAAGTCTTTCCCAATGAGGATGATTCTCACTAATTCCGAAGCAACGATTAGTAAAATGATAAATCTCGTACTTTTTTTTAAAATAAATGGTGCGAGCGTGTAAAATGTTAACTCAATTCCTAATGACCATCCTTGTGGTAACAATAATAACTTAAATAATGGTGGTGTACTATCACCATAAAATGAGACAAACGTTAATTCCCCGTGTTTAACGCCCAAAAACATTGCTATGTCCTGTAGGAATATTGTTGCATTTGTTAAAATTAAAAAAAAGGTAGCAGAAATAGGAAGTTTTGACAAATTTTCAGCGTAAGAATTGATACCATGAACCAATGTTAGAGACATTAATGCACAAATAATGTAAAGCGGATATAAACGAAGATATCTGCTTATCCAAAATTTTCCTTTTGTTTCATATGTAGAAATAATCATGGACATATAAAATCCAGATATGATATAAAAAATCTGAACAGCTGTTTCACCACCAACTAATTTCAATAGTTGATTGGAATTACAATGGGCGCCAACCACGGCTAAAGAAAGTAGTAGTCTGATAATTCCCATAACTAATCGCTAAGTAAATGATTATTCCGAGTTGGAATTATAACACTTATGAACGCGGTAAGATAGATGTCCAGGGTGGATAACCTCAGATTTAATGAATTCTTTCGCTAGAGCATTGGGGCTATTCGGGCAGAACATTGCTTCAAGAAAGCGCTAATAAAGTGACGATTATCTATGATGTTGGCGTGTCAACTTTGTATAAGAGGTTGCCAGTAGGGGAGGAATAAGGTTAAAGACACTTTTTGTACAAAAGAGAATAAAACAACAGCAACTTGTTGCAATTTTATCAATACAAGTAGTATTGTCGTAAGAAATTGATTAAAGATTAATATTATGCATTTGTTTGATAATAATGGAATTGAACTGAAAGCTGAGTGTTCGATAGGTGAAGAGGATGGTGTTTATGGTCTATTCCTTGAGTCTTGGGGGGGGCGGGTGACAGAAACAAAGACTACAATATCGTTCTTGATTATATCATTAAACGGTTGGTGGATTCTGGTGTATGCCAAGGAGATAGTATATCTGGCGTCATCATCAGTCAGAAAACACATGCATTCTTTGGATGAAAAAAATCCATCCTGGTGAATATTTTTAATTTGATTGGTAATAGCCCTCTCGATATACGCTTGAAGATGTGTGGTTATCAGGCTTATTTCAGTCGTACAGGTAGAAAGGAAATTCCTTCCGGCAACAGAACTAAACGTATATTGATAAATGTCCCCGGTATTTATAGTGACAGTTTTTGGGCATCTATAATACATAGTTTTCTCTGATCTTAATTTCTGCAAATGTTAATTGCTATTTTATGCTAAAAATGGTTATCAAAACTCAAAAACACATGTTTATAATCAATGAGTTATAGAAATGCTAAGAGCTAATGAGTTATATGCAAATTAGTAAAATTATGTTGCTATGTCAAATAGTTACGATTTAGTCATCTAACTAATGTTACGCCATATGGGTTGGACTGAAGCCGCAGACCTGATTGTTAAAGGTATGGAAGGCGCAATCAACGCCAAGACTGTAACCTATGACTTCGAACGTCTGATGGAAGGCGCTAAATTGCTGAAATGTAGCGAGTTTGGCGACGCGATCATCAAAAATATGTAATTACCACATGTATTAAATATTATAACGGGCGTATAACACGCCCGTTGTTTTATTTATGTGGGTATTATTAATAGCACATCGAGCATATTTATATAAAACCTATTACTTGAGCCCATATGGGCATATTTTTATAATACAACTCTTATGCAAACATTTATTTGTTATTTCGCTTTCTCCTGGAGGACACTCTTGACTGCTTTTGAGTAAACTCCATAAATTCTTGTTGAATGGCGCAATGTTATAAATAGTAATAGGATATTCTTTATCCTTAAGGATAATACCAGGCTTAACCGGTGTAAATATACTTCCAGGAGGAAGAAATATAGTGGATTGATACCAGATGATCATTTTCATATCACCCCATATGGCTGAAAAAGATATGCCGCATGTAGGTTGAATTACCGTGTCAATTACTACCCACTTCATTTGTTATGTCTTATCCCACGGTATTTAATATAGTTCATTTGGATGTTCATTTCTTTATTTTGCATATGAGTATATTACCCCTTCAAAAAATAAATTAATTAAAACGATTGCTTATATAAAACAAAATTTAAAGCAAGGAATCTCAATGGATGTTAAACAAAATGAGATTTAGTAAAAACAATAAATTATTCACTTCGTTTTAGATTTGTTTAGCTATAATGTTATACATTCAAATGACTGAACATCCTGTAATTAAAACATCGCCTTTATGCTACTTTGTGCCAATTTGCTAAACATTATGGTTGCCTTTTTATATAACGATAATAATGAATATAAGCATGACATGAGAATAAGGTTTCAATTTTTGAGTTTTATAGGAAAGGTTTAACCTGTTCCTGGCTAAAATACATATAACTGGATGATGACTAAACCAAAACACATGTGCGTTAAGTATTGAAACGGGCGTATGGCACGCCCGTTGGTTTTATAAATATGTTAACCGTTATAAAATAACATATAGAAAGTCAAGTGATCACATTTCAAATATCAATTTGATAGTATTGGCCTGGTGATTATTTATGGGTAGCAATAAAAGGACAGTATTTATCATCCATAGGGATAGTCTCTGTACTTTTATTCCCATTATGCTAATGCCTTACTGAATTATGAAGCATTTCTTAAGCATCCAACTTTAGCTAGATTAATGGTTTATTATTTTCTACATCTTCAATATATAAAAGCGTATTATCAATGGCGTAGTAACTGCGTTTGTTATGATTAACATCAGTAACCCAACGGAAAACGCCCGCGTCTGCCAGTGTTGAACAGTATTCCCGAAATGTAGATTTTCCGCAAATATGAAGCAATGCGGCCTCTTTTATTTTAGCAGGGTTCTTGGTCGTACTAACTTTTAACAGGTTCCTGGTTCCTCTTAATAACAAAACCGTGTCATCGTGAGTAATAATTCTGATGTTATCCGTAGCCAGATAATAAATGTAATGTGCAATACGGTGATGTTTTAATTCTGAATAAAACCAGGAGAAGTTTTGCTCTTTTCTCACTTGCTCAAACATCTTTTGAAAAACAACGACCTGATCCAT